CACGATTAACGTAGCTAGCAGTAACAAGCTCTGGGTCAGCCACCAGACCACTGCTGCCAAAAGCACACCAATAAACACCCCAAGCACTGCAATGGTAATCTCTGATAGAATTGATAACATCTCTTATACTTTCTGCCTCGGTTGGATAATAAAATTCATCCATGTCAGCAAAAATCAAATAATCCACCGTAGGTAAGACTTCGGTTAGAGCATGCTGTAGCATAGGATAATGTACATTATAACCGTCTCTGTAGTGAATGTCAATAGAATATCCAGCTGCACGAAGCCGTTCATAGATGCTCTGAGTTTCATCTGTGCTCATGTGGTTGTAGATCACAAAATGATCCACACCCTGGATTAAATAATAACTAAACCATTCTAATATGTACTTGGCTTCATTGCGTTGCATGCTAGCAACAGCTATGACATCACGCCCAGACGTCGTTCCAGTTTCCACTCAAAGCACCTTTTGCATAATCAGTTACTCGGTTTTCAAAGAAGTTTCCATGCACAGGAGCATTGATCATTTCTTCTACCCAGGGCAGAGGATTCTTCTTGCGTTTGAAGATACCCTTGAGACCTAAACTTATGAGTCTGCGGTCTGCAATGTATCTAATGTATTCTTTTACATCGGTTTCGGTCAGGTCTCGCATTGGACCACCTGCAAAACTTAGCTCAATGAACTTGTCTTCGAGCTCTACCATTTTCTCTGCTATGGTATATATGCGACTTTTTAGATCGTCGTTCCAGATTTCGTTGTTCTCTTTGATGTATTCACGGAACAGTTTAATCATGTTTTCTGCATGCTGTGTTTCGTCAACTATGCTCCAGGTAACAATCTGACCCATGCCCTTCATCAAGCCATGGCGAGGAAAATTAAGCAGCATGATAAAACTGCTAAACAACTGCATACCCTCAGTAAAAGCGCTGAACACAGCAATATGTGCTGCCGTGGATGCCAGGTCGCCGTTTTTGTTAGACAGTTCCAGTACGTAATCATGTTTATCCTTCATGGCCTGGTATTCCAGGAATTCGTTATAGGTGCTTTCAGGCATACCCACGGTTTCAATCAGATGTGAATATGCAGCAATGTGCAGAGCTTCACGAGCCGCAAAGCCCATGAGCATCATGCGTATCTCTGGTTGCGGAAAATATGGCAAATAATTTTTAACATAACCACCGGCAACGTCAATGTCGCCCTGTGTAAAGAAACGGAATATGTTGGCTAAGAATTGTTTTTCAGCTACACTTAACTTCTTTTTCCAGTCCTTGACATCTTCTGCCATGGGGACTTCGGTGTGCAGCCAATGACTCTGTTCATGTTTGAGCCAGGCATCATAGGCCCAGGGATAGTTAAAGGGTTTAAAGTGATTGCGACTGTCGGTTAGTCTGCTTTTTGCCATGATTGTCCTATTTAGGTAATGGTCCTACGTATTTTGTATATGCTACAGTCCAGTCTGCGGCTACTTCTTTCTGTACAGTTGCCAGGTCTGCCTGACCCTTGCAGATCTTAGCATGCAGGGTATTTTCTAGTCCATCTTTGACTCTGGCATTCAATGGTTTAGTTGTATAACTCTGTGGCCAAAGATTTTTGATGTCATTGCTTCCGCCTAGTTGTAGACTTAATAGATGATCAATTTCATACTGATCTGATTTAGGATCAATTTTATATTGAGCAAATACCTGTTTTTTTACGGACTCAGGTACATTGCGAACACCTGGCTGAGCCGTATAACCACGTACACAGATGACTTCTTTGGTGGCTGCTGGATTAACAACACCTGGAGTTAATTTTGCATCTGGTCGAATTGGTGAATCAGCTATTACTGATAGAGGTAGTATTGCCATTGCCAGGGTAGATATTAAATACTTCTTCATTATTTTGTTCCTTTAAAAGTTCTGTTGAGTGCTGCGGTATGCTTGTATCTATAAGTTGATTTTCTAATTTATGTCGTTCTAACTCATAGGTACGTTTTCTTAAATCTGAACTACTATATGTATGCTCGCGCGGATGATAGAATAATTCTATACCACGACTAATACAATATTGTTTACCTGTAAAATCACGATTTAAATATTCCTCAGATAAAAATCTAATATGCATGGTCTGTGTTTGTATTAGATTTAATAATTCAGCTTCGCTGTCATAGACCAGTATTTCGTCCACATAACGACAGGCCTGCAGCTGAACATAGCGTTCATAAATGCTCTGCACTGGACGATTTTTAACACCAGGTCTGTCTATGGCTGGATTGGTCTGCAGAGCAACTTTTAAGTAGTCGCACATTTCCTTTTCCTGCTTGAGCATGGTGACATGTCCAGCATGAAGTAAATCAAAACTGCTGCAGTTGAATCCTATTTTCATGTTTATCCTTCACAGGCTATGCAGACACCATCATCGGCCTGAGCCAGAGCAGTTAGATCAATCTCCTTGATGACTTCGCGCTCAATGCGTTTACTGACCTTGTCTGCCTTGGCAATTTTATCGCTTCGGCAATAGTACATGGTCTTTAATCCTTGTTTCCAGGCCTGGAAGTGAACTGCATGTATGTATTTGATATGGCTGTCGGGTCTGAAGAACACATTTAGACTCTGTGCCTGGTCTATGTATTCCTGGCGATCCGCAGCATGCTGTATGACCCAGCGCTGATCAATCTCCATGGCAGTCTTGAACACATCCTTGGTCCAGTCATCCAGATAATCTAGATGCTGTACACTTCCATCATTGGCTATGATGCTGCTCCAGGCTTCATCATACTTGTCACCGGCTTTTTCCTTGAGTATGATGTCCAGATATTTATTTTTATTTAAATGGGATCCTGAAAGTGTATCCTGACGATAAGCATTAGCACGATAAGGCTCGATGCTAGGACTAGTATTTCCCATGATGATACTAGTTGAGGCATTGGGAGCAATAGCGAGCATATGACTAAAACGGTTCCCAGTACCCACTGCATCAGGAGCTTCGCCACGAGCCGCACCAAGGGTTTTGTTCGCAACATCTAATTGTTTCCTTACATGACTAAAAATCTGTTTGTTCAGACTCACAGCCAGGGCACTTTCCCAGGCTAGGTTTCTTTTTTGCAGGAGCGCGTGCCAGCCAAGTGCGCCAATGCCGATACTGCGCTCCCTAGCAGCACTAAACTTAGCACGCTTAATAACATCAGGGGCATTATCAATAAAATACTGCAGTACGTTGTCAAGCATCTCAGCAATATCAGCCAAGAACTGAGGTTCTGTTTTCCACTCATCATAGTTCTCCAGATTAAGACTGCTCAGACAACAAACCGCAGTTCGTTGTTCATTAGTTGGCAGTATGATTTCGCTACAGAGATTGCTCTGATGAACTCGTAGTCCTCGATCTTTAAGCCACTGAGGTAACTGTCGATTTGATTCATCAATAAAATGCAGATAGGGTTCGCCGGTCTGCATGCGCATTTCTAAAATTCTTTGCCAGAGTTCTTTGGCACTGACAGTTTCACGTATTTCCTGGCTGTGTGGGTCTACCAGGTTCCAGCTATCGTCAGCATCCTTGTCCAGCATGCAGCGTTCTATGATCTGCATGAAGTCATCGGTGATGTTGATGCCATGATGCATGTTTAAGCATCGCATATTCTGGTCGCCTGTGGGCTTCCGCATTTCCAGGAACATCAGGATGTCAGGATGAGATACATCGAGGTAAGCAGCATAACTTCCACGGCGCGTACGACCCTGTCTGTAAGCCAGACTGCTGGCGTCATACATCTTAAGATGCGGCATGACACCTGTAGACTTATCATCGGCACTGCGAATACCAAAACCAATGCCAACGCCACCCCCAAGCATGCTAAGCCAATTAGTTTCCGAAAGATTTTCAACTAGTCCCTCCGCAGTGTCTTCAATAAAGTTAAGGAAGCAGCTGATCGGAAGACCTCGTTTACTGCGTCCAAATGACAGTACTGGTGTTGCATAGCTGAGCCAGTGCTTTGAACTGTATTCATACAGGCGTTGTGCGTGTTCGGGATTACTACCAAATTGTTTACTGACTGCGGCAAATCTGTGTTGCGGGCTGGTTTCATCATCCTTTAAATAACTTTCTTTCATTCTCAACAAACCTAATTCATCGAATAAGGCATCTCTTTCGAGATTAATTTCCAGTCCCAGATATTGCATGAATGCTTTCCTTAGTAAAAATTTATTATAATATAACCACTACTCAGTGTCGATTAGGGATTTATTTTCTTTTGTTCGCGGACCCAGTCCTGCAGAGCTTTTAATTGCTCTCGGACTTCGTAGAAGGTTCCGTAGTTGAGGACGGTGGTGTCGAGGAGTTTACTGAGCGTAACACTGCTGGCTCCTTTAATAGCTCCGCTGGCGGGGTCGGGAACGATGTTTTGGCTGGCAGCATCATGGAGCACGATGGCAGATTCAGGAATAGCACAGTTAGCATCAGCATCTTTGGTAACATACTTGACAATCTGTTGACGAATAGCATTGGATTTTTCCTTGACAATTTTGGTGCGTTCAATATACTTGTAGACTACCTTGTGATTGATCTTTTCGCTCTTGAGCTTAAGTTCGGCAATCTGATGTTCGGTTTCACGAGCTTTGTTTCTCCAACTCATTTCAGTTGCATAACCACCTTCGAGAAATATACCCAGCACAAAAAAGATGCTGCCCAGTCCCTTGATGATCATGCCATAATTAGCTATGAATGGAATTCTATAGGCTAGGGCGCCAACGAATCCCAGAGCAACACCAACTACAACAATAAAATGCACAAAAAGCTGATACCAGCTGTCTGGAATAAAATGTAAAAACCACATGATTATATAACCCCCGGTTCAGTATATATATGTTTAATCATCTTTAGTATCATGGATCAAAGGAAATATTTTTGCTATGACACGGGCACATTCACGGGCAATTTCCGCATGTTCCTTCTGTGTTCCATGACCATCTCTGACATCTATGTAGTGAATCCAGCTGCGCAGGGTTCCGTTTACATACAGTCGGCTATTGGTCAGCCCTTCGGGCAGGACTGCTCTGGCCTGTTCCTTGGCTATGCCAGAATCTGTGGCCCATTTATAAACTTCATCGCAGTGCTGTATGATTTCCTGTTGTTTTTTCTGCCAGACATGAGCCAGGTATTTTTGTTCAATGTTGTTGTCATCCACGGCTATGCTGTTCTGACGATTTACGGGGTCCTGTAGACGACATTCTCTGATGCTGTAATCCAGACCCGAACCTGCATCAGTTGGATCTGCATAGCGCTGACTGAATTCCTGAAAGCTAAAACTTCGGTGTCTTAGCAGCTGGCGACCTATGTCTCGGGTAGTTGTAATTTCCATGCACAGGCTAACCATTTCAAATGGACTCCAGTGCTTGTGTTTGATTAAATATTTAAGCAGTTTATCCGCAGTCTTTGCATTGTTCTGATTGCCAGGATTGCTGACTCTGGCGCAATAGGCCACCAGATCCTGTATGCTGGTAACATCATTTTGGTCAATTGCGTCTGGGTCTGGTTGAGTATAACTAATTAATCGAGCCAAGGCCATTATATTTTTCTCCAGGTGTTGAATTTAAGCTGAGCAGTCAGCCCAGCATAGGTATGAGTTTTGATCAGTGTCTGAGCATCTATGCCCTGCAGTATGAGATCATTGATGTCCTTGGCACTGGTATAGTCTGGCCAGATAAACACTGCATAACCTGCGGCTATGATGCGTTCATAGACCTTGCAGACTTCGCTATTGCGTGGCTGGTTGTCTATGATCACAGTTGTTTGTTTTAAGTCTAGTCCCAGAGATCCGAGTTTTCCGAATCCAGTACCACCCACAGCAATGCAATTAGCAAGAAAAAGACTATCAATAGGGCCTTCACAAACATATATGGGTTCCTTTTTATCTAAACGTTCTATGCCAAAAATCAAGGGGTCAGTTTCATTAATGCGTACTGTTATATATCTGAGCGCCTCGTCTCGCATGCCCCGACAGCTTAGACCGGTCAGGGTGCCAGCAGAATTATAGAATGGTATGACCAGGCGTGGCTCATGAGACTGTATGGTGTTACGATATCGTTCGTGTATGACTTCGATGCGTTTGATGTCGTCTATGTGGTATAGTCTGTGCAGCTCGGATTCTGGTATGTGTCTGGCTGCACAGAATTTTCGGACCTCGCTGTCAGCAGGCATGTTGTCCACTCGAGTCAATAACGTATCAACAGGGGAAGGCTCCGGCGCGGAGGTCTGTGGTTGGAACACCGGAGCCTCAAACTTGAACTCTGGAGCAGCATGTGGTCGACGATTTTCGCCATTGGCATAACGCTCCAGAGCATATTCTTTGTATAATAGTGCATCATAATTTTTTAGGAATGTACCAAAATGCTGGCTGGCATCACAGTTATGACATTTATAATATAAGTCATTGCTCTGACGATAAAAGTATCCCCGAGCAAGATTTTGTTTTTTGCGGCTGTCACCACAGATAGGGCAACGACAGTTGTACAGATAATCACCCTTGCGTTTGAACAGGGGCAGTCTGGGACCAACTAGATTAAGGAATTTTACATCAGTGAATAGGCTCATATGTGTACATTATATAGGTATAGGGTCGGCGTGTCAATTACTTTTCCCAGAATTCAACTGGGACTGCTGCACCAAACATCCAGAGTATGCGAGCTGTATTGCCTAACACTGTAGATACTTCATGCTTATGTTCCGAAGCCAGGTAGCAGTGCAGATCACCCACACCAATGTCAACAACTTCACCGCCGACTCGAAGTACGGCACCGCTGTCAGCAGCCTGAGTCAGAACATTGCATCTAAGTGACGCCAGACCAGCAAAGCTGCGAGGATCCTGATGCAGATATACATCACCGCTGGGTCGGGTATAACTGGTCACGGCTCCGTAGCTGCCATGACCTTCGATCAGGGGATAGGCTTCCAGCCCCAGATGAGTTCGGATTCGGTCCTGTATGCGATTTACCAGATCTGGATAGCTTCGATTCTTCATGTACAAACGGCTGGTCAGTCTGGTGTCTGTATAATGGCCCAAACTGATGCCTATGTTGACCCAACCTTCGCTGATGCCCTGCAGGGTTATGGCATTCAGGGCCTGACACTCAGACTCTGAAAGAAAGTTTCGTTCTATGTGAATGCGCATACTAGCCCGTGGCTAGAGGTCGTATGCCAGGTATGTTGTCCATGTGATTGGGATTGACACCATCGGGAATAGAATCTGGGTCTATGATGTCGTCAACACCATCACCATCTCTTATGGCATGTATACAAGCGCAGACCGTGTTGGGTTCCAGGGCCGTAATGGTATGCTCCAGTCCTTTTTTAATGTAGATGATGTGTGGAGCTACAAAGGTGCTTTTGCGACCTTCGACCTCAACTTCTACGCTGCCCTGAGTCAGCAGAGTAGGATGATCAAATACATGACGATGACCTGGATTGAAATCTCCGGCGTTAGCAAAGGTCATGAGTTTGATCCAGACATTGCTGATCAGACTTAATTTTACATGCGGATTCATGGGTTTCATGGTGTACCTACGGGTATGGGTGGTAGATTCAGTTTAAGTCGATATCTTCGCATATCATAATCATACTTGAGTTCAATCATGCCACGGGTAACGGTATCAGGAACTTCTGTGTATTGGAATTTGCTGGCTAAATCAGCATGGTCCGCATCAGTGCGATCTAAATGACTGATGGCATGAACTTCTCCGGTTTCGGAACTATAATATATTCTTTTCATATTTTCTTATCTGGTACACGCTGATTCTATATGAGTGTCAATGGAATGTCAATAACTATTTGATGACTATGTCTATCATGTTGCCCAGCTTGCTGAATACCCAACCGCCAGTGATGCCTGCGCCTATGATGATCCAGCGCCATTTTTCCAGGTCTGTTATGCGATCTTCCAGACTCTTTTGCTTCTTGTTGTGGTATTCCTGATCGGTTTTTAACTCTTCCTTGAGTTCATCCAGTCCCTTGATGATACGACTTTCTGTGGCATTAATTTCTGTGCTTAGTTCTCGCTGCACCGTAGTGATGCGGCTATGTATTTCTTTGATGTCGTCGGCCATTTCGTTGCGTCTTTGTTCGATTAGATTGAAAATATCATCCTGTTTGCGTTCATGTTGGTTGAGTTTTTCATCATGCACAGCCAGCATGCGTTTCATGTCACTGGCTATTTCGCGTAGCATTTCGACTTGGTTTTCTAGGTTCATAGTTTATTTATCTCTATGTAAGTTTTATACTGTTAACGGTAAGAATAACTGCTGGCGACGCTGGCATGGCTGGCGTAACCGCTGTAGCTGCCTGAGCAGGAACTGTTTCTAAAGTTACCTTGGTTGGACCATCAGTCCACCAGCGCAGTTCAAATGTTTCATTAGCGGCTGTTGTTCGTAAAAACAAATTCCAGGCCGCTATGACATAGCCCTGAAGACTACCATGACCTGCTGGTACGGTAATAACACCGTTGGTCAGAGCTACATCGGCTCCATTTTGACGAAGCCAAACGTATACATCATGATCTGCAGTACCAGTGTCGGTGTTTTTACACTGTATGCTGAATGCTACATTATAGGTGCCAGGATGTACTAGAGTAAATACGCCGGTGCTGGTATTAAGATTAACACCATTGTTATTTTGATCGACATTATTGATTCTAAGCGTCTGTGCACTGGTGGTCAGGCTGGTTAAATTCTGTGTGGAATAAAAGCTGCCATAATAGGCTTGTGCACTAATAACTCCACCACTTACGGTAATGCTGGTATTATCTACTTGCAGTTGATTTTTGTTTGTCCATTTATTAAGTGCACCATCATAGCTAAGAATCTGTGTGTCCACGGACGTTGTTTTAATACCAGAATCTACATCATACAAATCCCACAACCAGGCTGATCCTGATCCAGGACCTGTGGCAGCAATCTTGCTGACCCATTTTTCTAGTTGTTTTACTTTTAATTGTAGGTTGTTGGTTGGATCTAGCAGTACTGGGTCACCCTGACTGATCACAGTTTCTTTGATGGGATTGCGTGTAATATATTGGGCCATCTGATCTGGAACTGATTGAGGTCTGGATGTAATTAAAACTTCTTCTTTGAGGTCTTTTTTCTTAATCTTTTCCCATTTGGCACACCAGTAGTTGGCTCGGACCTGAGCACCATTCCATTTAGAACAACCACCATTGTCCTGCATATAGTTACAGTTATGGCAATTCTGACCTGCTGGCACCATTTTATTGCTGACACTCTGATACAGATCTGGCAGGGCTGCTGGTATGGGCTTGCCGTCGGGATAATGATTCAGACGTTTGTAATCTTCAGTTTCCACAGATTCCTGAGCTGTAATGCTGCCAGCCATGCCACCAGTTGGCTCCAGATTGCTTACAGGATTTGCTCGTTTGTTTAGCTTGCCTGTGAATACCAGGGCTTGTTTACCTACGCGTATTTTTAAATCGGCCTGACGCTGGCGTTCGCGTTCTTCTAAATTTTCCAGATAGGCTATGTCTTCTAGTAACTTAGGATCAGGAGTCTGCCCTAGAAGTTTACTGAGATTTAATAGTGATCTTTTCTCATCAAGTTTTTTCATTGCGAGGTTTTAATCCGGTCAGTTGGGGTCGTTTGCGTCGAGCCATTTTACCCAGCATCAGGTCTCGTCCAGCCAGATTGGGATTGGGTGTAGCCGTAGCCTGACCTGAAAATCCACCACCTACAGAATTTGCTGCTCCGCCAAAACTACCGCCACCGCCTTCTTCGTTGAACATACGGAATGTCAGCATGCGTTTACCAGCCAGCAGGTCTGCTACTTCCATCATGAGTGCTGAATCTGGAGCATGCTGATGAAAGTCTGTTTCCAGATACATGTATTCGTTTTCGTCCAGATAGTGTTCGCGCACCAGAGTCAGAGCCGTGGTCAGATTGGCCAGACGATTTCGTTCCAGAGGCTGACGATTGAACACACGACGTACTCGGAATATCAGCCGGTCCAGCATGGTCCAGGCATCTCGCAGTTCAGGGGTATTTAGTTGTTCGTCTTTCTTGATCTGGTTACCATTTTTGTCTATGATTCCCAGCCTGTAGGCATCGGTTTGTACTATGGGCTGTACAAGTTTTTTTAAAATTCTATAGGTGATAATGGTGTCAACAAAACGACTCATTGTACTAGATCTTCCTTAATATGTCTACTATGGTCTGGTCCATGACAATCTCTGAGCCCTGGATGCGTGATCCTCGCACAGTAATTGTCTCGGGCATGTAATTTAAAAATACCAAAAATGGTTTCAGCTCGGGCCAGAACCTTTCAGTTATCTTAAAAAACAACAGGTTGGTGGCAGCTTCGACACCAAACACATTGTAAAGAACCACCAGGTGATTAATGACTAATCGTTCTTTGATATCACCAGTGGCCTTGTAGCGTCCTAATAATCTCTTGATGTAGCGCAATCGTTTTAGATCGTCATCAAATTCTTTCAAACCACTGCAGCTAGGATTAGCATAGTGTTTGATAGCATACATTAAAAAGTTTTCATTGGTCAAATTTGTCATCATAAAGTTATTTATCTTACCAGCTGGAGGTTATGGCACTCCTGATCCAGGTATTACTAGTAACACAAATATACAAATAACTATTGTCATATTTAATCTGCCCCTTGGTGCCAAGGCTGGTTGAATATGTTGGTGTGGCTGCAGTAATATTCAGTCCCTGTAGACTTACTGCCAGGCTGCTGGCAGCAATCTTGTTGCTAATTCCACCCTGTACAACATAGAGCAGGTCACTGGAAGTTAATCCAGTGACGTAGCTTAGTTCACTTAATTTAGAATCAGCCATGATTACGCAGCTGTCAGAGTTACTGAAGTATTAGTATTTGGTGAATATGTACCCAATACATTAGTACCATAGGCAGTACGGAACTTAGTACCTGCTACAATGACGTTGGCAGTTGCTAAAACCAATGATGCTGTAACGTTGCTGGCAGCAGTACCTGCAGTGCTGGTATTAGGAGCATTTACTGCACCAGTAATGGTCTGAGCACCAATGATATACACATACGATGTTGAATTGCCCGCAGTAAATGTATATTCAACAAAATTGCTGGTTGAATTACCAACTCGGGTAGCCGTAATGTTGCTGACTGCTGCAGATGTTACGTTGATCTGTTTGACAACTATAGTACCAGTTGTCAATGGTGTTACCAGCTGATCCCAGTGTACACGAACCTTGGCTGTACCACCAGTGGTATAACTTGGGCTAACAAAATAAGCTGCGGTTACGTTGCTTGAACCAATGTTGGTTTGTAACCCTTTTAGACCTACCAGTACTTCGCCTTTGCCATGACGCCCTGCTGATGTATCTCTGTGACCTGGACGTATAATATTCCAGCCACGGTTGTCTGCGTATACGCGCGTTTTTTGTTCTAATGTAAGATTTTTTGGTAATGAATTACTACCAACTCCCCCTATTTGTCCTGCGCCCCATTGAGCCATTTTATTTCTCCTTGATTGATATCAGACTCGAGCATTTGCACTGTGTACTCGCCGTCCTTCTATCGGTTATTTATCTTCGTCGTCTTCACCAGTTTCATGAGCTTCCTTACTGCGAGGTGCAGGGCTCATGGTTTCATGCTTGGTTTTGTTGCCATGGTAAATGTGTCGACTACGTTTACCCGATGGTTGTGTAACAACAAAACTGTATTCCATTTCTCCGTTTTTCATGCGGCTAGTATGATCAGTAACCTTATTACCAGCTTTTTCATGACCAACTACGCGTTGTTTAACTTCGGGACTCATCAATGCTTCCAGAAACAATTCCATGCTAGCATAGTAGATTTCTTCTTCGGCCATCTTGTCCATCTTGGTCTGAGCCAACTGTACACCACCGGCTCTTTTGCTGGCCAGTGCTTTGGCATTGGCTTTTAATTTTTCTTCGCCAGGTCTATTTAAATGCGCTGCATCATAGGTGGCATCCATGGCCTGCTGATGAGCTTTGTCAGCATAGCTTTGCAGGGTTGTTAATTTTAATTCTGCAATGTTTTCCTCACCTAAAATATCTTTGGCTTTTGCTGTATGATCCGCAGCAGCTTTTAAATGAGCATCAGATGCTTTTTTAGCATCTGCTTTGGTTCCATATTCACCAGCATGAAAACTAGATTTTACTGCTCTTGCCATGGTGTTATGAAAACGAGCCATGGCTTCATGGTGACTGGGATCTGCTCTATCATATTCTTTGGCATCTTTTTTATGGCCAGCAGCTTCTCTTTCAAGTCTGAGCGCATCAACATGATGACCCTGTGCAGCTTCACCTGAATACGCACCATGATCCCAGGATTCTCTCATAGCATAGCCATAGTGTTTGATATCAACACCATGTTTATTAAGAACTGTTAGGATCTTGTCGCGTGGTTCACTATCCAGTCCTTTGATGTGTTGTTGTAATGCGCTATGATTACCTGTTTGCATGTGTTTGGCAGCTGTATGAAAATCCTTCTTGTCCATACCACCGTGTTTGGCAGCATAGTCAGCAAGTTCTTTAGCAGCTGCATGAATGCTTTCGGTTAGGCCAACTTCTTCCTTGGCCACAACTTTAAGTGCACGATCTATGCCGGCTAGACGTTTAACTGACTTGCCCAGTTCTTTTTTACTGGTGGCCAGATGAGCATCCGCGGATTTATAATCGCCTGCTCTCATGTGATGACCAGCCCAGTTTTGGGAATCTTTGCCAGTATATACATGCTGTGCTGCGTCTCTGGGAGCCTTGCCCAGGTATGCCAGTGCCTTGGCTTTTGATGTTTCGTCCAGACCAAAATGCTCAGCGACCAAAGGATGAACACCTTCATTGGTCAATTTTTCGCGATCCAGATCTGAAGCAGCGGTAACACCGGAAAGCTTTTTAATGCCTTCTTTTTGTTTCTTTACCATCTGATCGGTTTCTTTCTGATCTGGTTTAACTTCTTTTTGCAGGGCTTCACCCATGTAGTCTCTGAGTTTCATGATTGTTATCCTAATTTTTTACCAGCTGCTGCGGCAGCTTGAAATTTTTCTTTACCATATTTTTTACGACCAATGTAAGCAGCCAGAGCCTCGGGATTTTTAGCACCCTTGGCTGCTAGAGCCTTGGTGGTTTTAGTAAAGCCCATGTAGGCTTCGGCTATGGCTTCGATTTCTTCTAGAGTAAATTCCAGGTCCAGATCAGTTTCTTCAACTAATTCGTATTCTTCTTTGGCAATACTTTTAGCTATGGCTTTGCGACGATTTTTAAGATAGCCATCAGTGCTGTCTTTTTTACCATCGTTGTTGATGTCGTCATCTTCCTGACCAACTGGATCTAATTTAGCTTCTTCTTTGGTGACCTTGGCTTTTTTGCTGGCATGCACATGAGCCTCGCTGACCAAGATGTTTAGACTATCGGTTGGTACTGTTTTTTCCAGGCCGTGTTCAAATAATACGTCGTACCATTCGATCAGTCCCTGAGCATCTGGAGCAGCATGCTGTTCACTGATGCAAGTACCCTGACCCCATTGTGCGTGTTCCACGTGCTTGGCACAGTTATGCACAACTTCGCCTGTGTCCTTCATCATGGTAGCTTCGGTTAATTGTGGTTTGTTGTACATGTTGCGAACCGTTTCTGCAACACTCATTAATTTTTTACCTTCCATTTGAATATATCTCCTAGTTTTTCTTCTGATGCATGTTAATAAACCAATGTGCCAGCTGTTTTGCTCTGGGACTGGCTGAGTCTGAACTTCTTACTGCTTTTAATTGTGCGATGCTTTTGCCCTTGAGACCATAGCGCGCCATGCTGCCTTTGTCCTCAGGATTTCGACCATCCTGAAAGTTTTCGTGGCAGTTCCATTTACGCAGAGCCAGAGCCTTGCGAGTTGGTTCGCCATTGGGCTTCTTCATGGGTCCTTTGCTACCACCCATGCGCGCACAGAAACTTTTTCTTCGTTTAGCAGCCTTGCTGTCTGGATCCAGTTTGCTGGGCGGTGTTGTCACGGCCATGCTTAATTTACTGCCTGGATGCTCTCGGCGATAGCTGGCTATGCCCTTCTGATTCAATCCACCGGTTGGGTTTTTGCCTTCTTTACGAGCCCAGGCTGGTGATGCCTCATCGATGTCTGTTTGTTCATTGCGTGCAGCCCAGATGTTGTCCACCATGTTGGGGTAGGAACGACCTGCTGCCTGGGCTCGTGCCTTGGCTCGGGCCTTGTCGCTGGCACTAAGTTTACTGTGATTCTTTACTGGGTTAGGTTTATCCCAGACTTCTGCAGCTTCGGGTACGGTTTGTCTGACACCCTGTTTAAAATTTGCAGCTATGGTAGGTTTGAGCTTAAGAAATTTTGGTTTCTTAGGCACTGAGCTGGTTTCAGGTGGGTTCTGTGCATGTGTACTTTCCCAGCCCTGTTCAACAACTGGCACACAATTAGGAACTGTGCGACCATTTTTAACCTTGGTGCCCACGGCATGATAGCCTTTCCAGCACTGAGCCCGCACTTTACCAAAAGTTTTAGCCATTATGCTCCCCCATCTCCGCTGCCGCCACCGTTGCCACCGCCGGCGCCACCGCCCTTGGAGCTGCTGCTCTTGCCCGGATGTGTGTACTTTTTAATAGATTTGTAATAGTCATATTTTACTGGTGGATTTTCTGGATGTGGTGCTTCTTCCAGGTATTGTTTAAATGTTAACATTATCTGCGGTTACGTCTTACACGCTGATGTGTAGTAGCTCGCACACTGCCAAATGTTGCTCGGTTGCGAGGATTTTCTGCACCCTGTGCGTCCATGTGTTCTTTTGGCATATGATATACACCAGCTGCACCATAGAACAAATGCTTACCCTTGGGTGCTTCAAACTGTGTATTATGCACACTGATGGGATGTTCCTTGCCTGAACGTACTACCTTGGTGGTACGAACATGATAGCTGTATGGAGTTTCATGCACGACATGTCCTTCCAGATAATGCGCATCATTGAAGCCCGGGAAGTCATAGCTGCGAACCTTTTTACCAACAATGCCATGGCCTGCGGGTTTTAGTCCCTTGATGTTCCAGCTGCGTTCACCTTCTTTGGTGCCTTCGCTTAACACTTCACCTGTGTGATTTGCACTTTCATACTGTGGATAATCTGTGGCGTCTGTGGTGCTGCGAGCTGTATGGAAGTGTTGTGGATCTTCGTCGGTCAACTTCTGATACCAGTCTGGATGACCATGTTCGGTTTCAGATTTTTCCGTGCCTGGATAAAATTCAACTGTGCAATTCTTACCATCACAGCTAACCACCTTACCAACTCTGTTGGTCTTTAAACACTGAACTAAATCGCCAGCATTTAAATCTTCGGTGTATTCCTTGGTGGCTTGTGTATCTGTGGCTGTAACACCAGTTTCTGCATCAAATTTTTCCGTGCCAGATAATAATGCATGACCCAATAGCGGAGTCATGTAGGCTTCCAGATTCAGTCCTTTGGCCTTGGGTTTGAGTTTGTTCATCTGAGACGCAGCTTTGAGACCCTGAGCTGCCAGATCTCTGGCCTTACTCATGGGGCCATGTTTGGCTCCAGACTTGTCAGTCACAGTACCTGTGACTGTTTTATACGGTTTGTCAAATGGTGGTTCAGTATTTGCACTTTCCTGTACCTTGCTCATCATGTAGTTAGCACAGGTGGTTATGTAATCATCGCTCAGGGTAATTTTTGTCTGAATCCATTCTGGTAGATTTTCTGTATCACTCAGATGATCCATGAGAGCCTGGGCATTACGACAAATGGTGCGTAATTGTTCCTTGGCCATCTGACCTTCGTAATCATATTCCTGAGGATCACGAGCCTCGGCTACTTCTTTTTTAGCCTTGACTTTTTTCTTGGCATCAACCTTGGGAGTAGTTAAAGAATCACCAGGTGCTCGGCTGGCTGGATCTGCACTTAGGTTTACAGCTGCATCAACCTTGGGCAATTGTTCTGAGCCCATGATGCCTTCTTGTTCGCCTGGGTGGTATGTCGGGGTACGTAATTTAACCTCGGCTTCTTTTAATTTTGATTTATCCATGTTCTTTTCCTCTGGTTTCGGTTCCTCTGGTTTTTTATTAAATGCTCGTTGTGCAATTTCACGGTTCTTGAACCATGTGTCCAATTGTTTGTGTGCTCGGCTCATACTATGCTCAATAATGTCTGTGTTATTTTAACGGCCCAGCGGCTTACTAATTCTTTGTTGGCACTGTCATGAGCAGCATAGATCTTGATGACTTCGTCTACAAGTTCGTTTTTTTCTGTGAGGCTAATTTCGCCACGTTTAAAATTCTGCATGATCACCAGCAATTCACGAGCCAGGTCGCCTATGGGGCCTTCTTCGTGCTGATGTTTTAATAGTTCATCCATTATCTGGTGCTCCAGGCTTTGTTAAGTACTACCAATCGTTGTTGTACAAGATCAATCCAAATTTCACAGGCTTTTTCGCTCTGTGTAAGCTTACCTTTGTTCAGGTTCTCTACTATGCTGGCCGTGGATTCCTTCTGTGGATCATTACGGAACTGAGCATATTCATTCATCCAGTTAGCCTTTTCTATGACCAGGTCCCACTGAGACTTGTCTCGACAATTAAGCCTGCCTGACTCAATTTTAGTGGTAACATAGGCACTGGCCAGAGCCGGATCATGGTCGCGTGGCAAAAATTGCTTGGCTGCTATCATGGCAGTACAGCCATTGAGCATCAATGCCATGGCGATTATATTTATCATTTTCATCATTTTAATATGCTTTTTAACATCCAGTCTAATTTTTTATGAGCCATCATGCGGTCCTGCAGAAAGTTACTCAAACCTATGAGCATGTCAGCTTCGGCACTGTGATAGGCAATTAATAAACCTTCCATGACTATCTGATTGTCAGCATGCAGATTCTTAAACATGGCTATGGGATTAGGTATGCTATCTTCTAATTTTATATGAGCCAGATCATCCAAACAGGTTTTATTGTTGGGTGCATAGGCATCTAATTGGCGTACCTGTTCGGCTATGTCATCCACGGCTGCAAATACTGCTGCATAGATTTCACCCAGGAATTCATGATACTCGGTAAAGTGTGGACCTTCTACATTCCAATGATAAAAATGTGATTTTGTATAAAAGGCAAAGGTATCGGCCTGTACTCGTTTTAATTCATCGACTATCATTTTAGTCCTCCATTTTTCTAAAGTTGCGAATCTTGCGCATGGTAGCTACATGATTCTGTGTTATTCTGGGATCCACCTTGGGATCTTTGCCAGCCAGGGCCAGCTTATTCTGTGCAGCAATTTCTGCGCCGGTTTCATCATCTCGCGCACCCTGAGCATGAGCCAGGAATGATCTGAATGGATTAATCAGGGCAACTGGTGGTTCTGGTGCCTCGGCTATGACATCCACATCCTTGATCCAGCGTTTGAAGCTTAGCTCTTCGTTGACCTGTACGGTTACATAGGTTGGTCCGCGATATACAATGCGACCTGTGAATCCGGTCTGAGCGTCTTCGACTATGGTGCCTAACCTGAGATTCTGTCCTCGCAGATAGCTTTCGCGATCAAAGTCATCTTTATGTGTCATGCCAGACAGCACATCGTGGTATAATTCACGGCTATGGTTTTCGTTGGCTGCAATTTTGCTGGGCAGGTTGGCTTTGAACTTATCAAAGTTACCAGCCTTGACATGCTTACGCATATCCGTACCACTGATGCCTTCTTTGCGTTCGCCAGTGTTTACGCCAGAAATTTTATCAAACTTGTAAAAACCATGAGTACTTTTAACGCCATTGTACTGACGCAATAATTTAAGATGACCTGCTGCACGGTCGCCACCGCCGGCTATGATCAGATGTTTGATGCCAGCTTTATGAGCTGCTGTTGCCTGATTTAATATGTTTGGCTGTTCTGGTGAACTGGTGCTGATGCTAGTGTTGGGTAAATGACCAAAAGCTCGTTTCAGATGTCGTAATTTTTGTTTGGAATTCAAGGGATTCTTATTGGCATCCTGAGTATGACTACCAACTATGCTCAGGTCTGCTCCGTGCTTCTGAGCCAGGGCATGAGCATTTAGTACATTTTCTTCATGACCACGCGTAGGTGGATTCATGCGACCAAACAGCAGTACACGACTGCGGGGTTTAGCGGTTTCGACTAGTACCTGTTTAAAACTTTTCATTGGTTATCCTCTGAACGATGACGTTCAAAACTTCCGTTGGGTTTGACATGAAACGCATGAAATTTTATGTGCGGGTATTCATGTCTGAGTTGTAAAAAGTGATTCAGATTATGATGACTGTCATCATACATGGTTACATGACCATATTTATGGCTGTCTAAATGACGTCTCAGCACCATGTTTTTAGCCTGACCTGGACTGGTAGCACCCTTTTCGTTACCAGCTCGGTGTACATGTATGTGCTCTATGGGTATGCCCTGTTTTTTAAATGTGTCCAGGAACTTGTTTTTATTATCAAAATCTGTACGCGCAGTGTTAAAGATAATCTTGCTTTTTGGGTGATGTTTACTTATGTGAGCATGCAGATTTTTGATCTTGTTGATCATGGGCACTATGGGTTTGCTTTCCTTGTTGAACTTTTCAGCATTGCGGAATTCCGTAAAGTCATAGTGATGACCCGCAGGCAATCGATGTGTATTAAACTCGCTATTGGTCAGCTTCTGTACTACCTGACCCTGCTGATTTTTAACATGAATCTTGGCCGTGGTATGGAACAGTGTGTCGTCAATGTCGGCTACATGCAGCCAATGCTTGCCCTGTTCGGTATTTTCTCTGACAAAATCTTTGAAGTTTATCATGCTGATTGTTTATACACTTTCCCGTTGTCTATGTTTTTAGTTATGTTGGCTGGTCTGGCTACTCGTACCTTGATGCTGCCCAGCCCCAGTCTGCGATGTGCTTCTAGTCTGTGGTGTCCATCTATGACCTGATGTGTGGCACCGGACTTGGTTGGTTTGGGTAATTGTCTCACCACAACTGGCGGAACCTTACCACCGTTGCGTATATGCTGCATCATTTGTTTAACATTCTGTTCGCTTTCTTTGCTAGCAGTTCCCTGCTGAGTTTTATCAGCATCTTCCCAGGTAGTTAATTTACGTATGGGCATGGTTTTGTGAGCCTCATCACGTCCTTTGTTTACCACAGTTGATCCAATCTGGGTGCGGGTATCTATGAGTCCAATCTTGGCTATTTCGGTCAGGTGTTGTTTAAAAGTTTTCATTTACCAAAACCACCCTTGTTTAAATTAGCCTGACTAAAACCACCAGTGCCGCGATTTATGAGCTTGGTGGGTCGATTTTCTTTGGTGACTGCTACAAATCCTTCGGGCCCAGTCTTAGCACCATTGATGCTGTAGCCATAACCGGTCTGATCGGCTCGTTCCAGAGCTGGCATCAGTGCATTTTTAGCATTTTGCAGATGCTGATGCATGGTCAATAGCTGTGTTACTGCTGGCGCATCGGTCTTGAGTCGGTTCAATTCTGTGTTCATCTGAGCCTGCTGAGCCTGTTGTCGCTTTTCTGTCTTATAACCAGCTATGGCCTTGGTGTGTCGTTCCTTGATGTGCTGAGCCAGCCCCTGTACGGTTGGAGCCTTGCCTTCGCGCACTGTGCGATTAATATAGGTGTTTAGATGTTCCTGCATGTCAGGATCTCGCGCCACACCAAATACATTGTGTCGGTCTGAGTTTTTAAATGCTTCGCCAGCAGCATTCATTTCTTTCTTGAATGCATCGTGTTCGGCTGCGGTATAGGCAGTTTCCTTCGTGGGTTTAACTGTGGTGTTCCAGGTATGCAGATGCACTGCTGGATCGGTTTTGAAACCACTGGTGTCAGGTGTATAGTTGGCCTTCATGTCAGTGAGATTACGACCTTCATAGCCTGTATGTACTGCAAAGCCAATCTGAGCATTTTTAATCTGCCTGCCCTGTTTGCTGTTTTTAGGTGCGCTATAATCTATGAGCTGTGGTTTAAAGTGATAGTTGTTGCCGTGTTCAGTGACATCCTGATCGGCTTTGTTGTACAGGAAGTCACCCTGGAACACACCCACAGGCGGTGATACCTTGGGCAGATATTTGAGTGCAGCCTTGAGCTTGCTGACCAGACCCGGAGCATGTCCATGGTTCTTTTCTATGTCAGTTAGTGTATAGTTAATCTTGGGGTTCTTGTTAAAGGCGCTCTTAGACGCCACAAAAAACTTGTTGTTTTCTGGGTTACGACCAAACACTATGCTGGGCGCACCATCGAACTTGGTCATGAGTTGTGTGCCGGTGTTATGCCCCTGCAGGGCCTCGGCTGTGGTTTTCAATGTGTTAAAGGCGTGATGGAATCCTGCTTCACCACTCTTGATGATGTGGTCTTCAGGATGCTCCAGATGCGTTAATTTTTCTTCCGTGGTGGCTTCCACCAGGAAACTGCTGAATGCTTTCATACGTTCCATTGAAATATAAAGGTTATTACGTATTTATATAAAACTATACATCTAGCCCTATGACCGCACTGACTTCTTTAGTGGAACTCTGATGTCTGAGACCAACCCAATCGTGGTATTCCTGAGCCCAGTTTACGTCCGAATAGAAGTTATAGGTCAGGGTGCTGTTTTTAAAGTCGCTGACTGCATAGGCCACGTGTCGGCGACGAAGTACTTCGTCATAGAACATCTGATAGAAATTGTATTTGGCTCCGCTGTCTTTGCGGCTGCTTTCCACCAGTATCTTATCACACAGGTAAGCCAGGGGCACTACCTTGATGGGAACATCCTTGAGATTGTTGTTCAGAAAGTCCGTTATGTATTTCAGGTCTCGTTTATCGGTCAGCAGGGTGCTGAGGTCAGTCTGTGGTGTAGCTGTGCTTAACTTGTCATTGATCTTTTGCAATACGTTTTTCAGGGTGCTGACTGTGCGAACATTAAACTTGCTGTTCAGCACACTTTCTATGTGCTGACGATCCTGGTCTATGAGGTTTATGATGCTGAGCATGCTGGCTCGGATACCGGTTTTACGGTCATTCTTACCATAGGCTTCCATGATGCTGCTGGCTATGA